GTTGGGACTGCTACTTTCCCATTACTATCCCTCAAGTTATTGCCAGAGCTTTTGTATGTTTTTGAAGACCTATTCCACTACGGAACTTACAGCGAGCAGAGAAAACTATTTACTTTCTGGAGCAAGCAAACAAGGCGGTCTGAAACTGATTATGTTCTTTTCCCTGACGCCGATATTCCTACTCGTATTATAATCTGTTCTGCTCAGAATCCAGAATCAATGGAATCGGCAACTGTCAAAGGCGGTTGGCTGGATGAGTGCGTAGCTCCTGAGACTTTAATAGAAACTGAAGTTGGTAGTTTGCCAATCTCTGAAATAGTTGATAAGCAATTACATATTCGGGTTTGGTCGTTTGATACCGTTAATAACGAATGGAGTCTTAAACCTATTGTTCGGTGGATAAAACTCCCTCAAAGAAAACCACTTCTAAGGATAGGCAATCTGAGATTAACAGGCAACCATAAGGTCTGGACTAAAGATGGTTATGTAAGGGCTGATAACTTGATTACTTCTGCTAACTATGCTATACTTAGGGCGGAGGTAATTAAAGATGAGAAAAGCAGGATTCAAACATTCAGAAGAGACTCTCCGAAAGATGAGGAAATCTGCCAGACATCGGACTCAGGAACACGATGCGAGAGTATCTGCCAGTTTGAAGAAGCACTTTCAGGAGCATCCAGAGCACGGGCAGGCAATAGCAGAACGCCAGAGGCAAAGGTATGCCAATCTAGCCAATCGCCCTTGGGGACAGACTGGGGGAGAACTTTCCTCGCATTCGGCACAATCACAGACACGACAGTCAAGGCATATGACGAAACAACGATTGTGGGAACTAGGGGGCAATGGCAGACCGAGGAGTTGGAGACAGGAGTGGTTGGCGAAGGCTCTCGGATGTTCCAGCGAATATGTGGTAGCGACAGGCAAGGGTTGGCTTCCGCACTCCTACAAGATAGATGTGGCGATATTACCACTAAAGATTGCCATAGAAGTCGGAAATGTAGCGAGTCCTCACAAGAAAGAATGGTATTTTCTCAATGGATGGACATATCTTCACTTCTCAAATCACATGGTGGAGACTTGGATGGAGGGTTGTCTAAAGATGGTTTCGTCTACAATCTTGAGGTTGAAGGAAACCACAACTATATAGCGGATGGTATTCTCGTCTCTAATTGCGGTCAGAAGCAGTTTAAGAGAGAAACACACGAAGCCTATGAAAGACGTACACTTATCCATCAAGCAAGGACGCTATATACTACTACCCTGTATGGGCTAGGATGGCTCAAGACAGAGATATATGACCCGTGGTTTAATAAGACAGACCCCGATATTGATGTTATTCAGTTCGACTCTACTGAAAATCCCTTATTCCCCAGAGTGGAATATGACCGGATGAAAGCCTCTATGCCTGATTGGAAGTTCCAGATGTTTCATAGAGGCCGTTTCAGCAGACCGGCTGGTATGATTTACAATGCCTTTGATTCTACCACTCAGGTTATTCCCCCCTTTGAAATACCTGTAAACTGGCCAAGATATGTAGGACACGACTTCGGGCCAGTAAACACCGTAGCTCTTTGGGCAGCTATGAACCCTGCTACCGGAGAGCTTTTTATTTACAGGGAATATGTTATGAGCGGACTGTCTACTTTTGAGCATGTTTCCAACTGGATTGATTTGTCAAGAGGAGAACGGATTGATACCAGATACGGTGGCTCACAGACCGAGGAGGGATGGCGAGGTGATTTCACTCAGGCGGGTTGGCGGATAGACAAACCATTAGAAAAAAGCGTTGAGGCTGGTATTCAGAAAGTTTATGGTTACGAGAAACTGGGTAAGAAAAAGGTCTTTTCTACCTGCCCGAACTACATCTCCGAGAAGCAATCCTACAGTCGGGAACTTGATGATATGTATAACGCCACTGACAAGATAGAAAACAAGTCAATTTATCATCTGATGGATTCTGAGAGGTATCTGGTAAGTCAGTTCAATCCGATAGGAACTGGAGCTTTCGGTGATGATGCTGAGCTTGCCCCAGTTGTAAGGAGGGTATAATGAAATTATCTATAAATCTTTTGGGTATATTCCTTTCTGGTTTCATTGGTTATGCTGGTGCAACTATTATATTGGATGGTGACGTTGAAACAGGGTTAGCAATTTTTGCAATATTTATATATTGTACAATAACGTACATGAGGAAACGGGGTCGAGAGTGATATATAGTTATGAAAAAGTATAAAGGGATGACGCTGTTAGACTTCATCAATATGTGGGAAGGTGATGGCACCAAGATGACAGAGCAGCAACGCCAATCTCTTAACGGGCATACATGGATACTCTATAATATCAAATATCCAGAACCTCTACCTTACCGTGACCGACATTCAGCGTTGATATTAAAGGTTGATAAAAAGACTAAAATCGTACTACTCCAAATACCTTTTATTGGTGAGGAAGTAGTTAATCAAAACTATTATAATCTTCTTGAAGACTGGTTTAATGAGAATGTGGAGAAATACGGAAAGTTATAGTATCATTTAGGGAGGACTAATTATGCCTAAAAGTATCATTGAACAAAAGAGGGTTATCCCACAATCTAGTTCTATTTCGCTATCAGTAGTGCCGTCTGTTTCTGACCATGAGATTATGCAACAGATAATAACTGCCGATAATGATTGGCGGAAGACCCTCATGCCCCGCATGGATGAGGATGAGAAGTTGTGGACTTCTGAACCATATACATTAACGGACTCAAAGGGAGACTCCCTTGCGGATGTTGAGAATGTTACCTCGAATGATGCGAGAGTTTACGGTGAGAGAGTAATAGCAGTTCTGAATGAATCGGTTGAAATTATTGATATAAACGGGCAGCGTGGTGATAAGGTGCTGAACACCAAGATGACTAAAATCATTGAGGATTTTTACCACGATGTTGTTTACATAGCCGATGAGAGGCAAGACGATATTCTCATGCCAGGACTTGACCCCTACTTCTGGGAACAGATAGGGATTCGTGGTGGAGTCTTTGCCCGTGTATTACTGGCTCAGGACGGAGAAGGTTTTGACCCTGACATCCTGCCGATTGACAGGTATCAATGCCGTTATGGAATGGGGCGAAGAGGCTTTAGCTGGTTTGCTTCCTGGGATATACTCGAAAGGTCTCAGGTTAGAGAAGAGTATCCCGATTATACAATGGTTGGCGATACTGCAACAAGATGGGATTACTGGAATAGCACCGAAGAGATAGTCTTTCTGGATGGCAAATACTATAACTCTTATGAAAACCTAATAGGTCATCCGCCTTTTATCGGTCAGTTATGCCAGCAGGGAACTTTCCTCTCAACCTCCGCTAGAGCACTAAGGATGCGAGGCGATTCAATCTATAGTGCGAACCGTGAACTATATCCCCACTTAAATAAGATTGCCTCTATCCTGCAAACACAGGGGATGCTTTCACTGGCTCCCCCTCAACAGCTTCTTAGTAAGAGCGGTAAGAAATTGCCAGGCAAGCCTATCTACAGATTGGGTAATATATTAGCCCTTGAAGTGGGCGAGAAACTAGAGAAGATAGATGCTCCTGATATAATCGGTGCCATGCGTTTCTTTCAAGGAATACTTGGCGGAGCACTACAGCGAGGCTCACTGAGCAATATAGACTGGGGCAATCTTCAGTTCCAGCTTTCACAGGTAGCTATAGCGACACTGGCCGGGGCTTCCAGACAGGTGTTCACTCCTAGATTACATACTATGGAGCGGTTCAAGAGGAAACTGGAGAAAGAGATAAGGTCTCAGTTTATCAACTTTGATATGACTGCCGATATTGGTAGAACTGGTAAGAAACGGACATATACACCAGCCGACCTTGAGGGAGACTTCACTGTTGACTTTGAATATCTTACCGCTTTACCCGAGGAGATTGCTGCTTCTTACGGCTTAGCTGACATGGCACAAAGATGGATGGATGATAAGACCATCAGAAAGGTTATCCTGAAATACCGAGATGCCGATGATATATCCGAAAAGTATATGGTACAGCAAGCTCAAAAGGTTAGTAAGGCACTGGCACTCTTTGAGATGGCAAGGGCATTGGATGAGCAAGCTGACTCAGAGAAAAGACCAGAACTAAAAGACCAAGCTAAAATACTTTTAATTGAGGTAGGGCAGACATTAGAGGGTAGGACCGGGCAGGCAGTAGCGGAAGTAACTGGAATGGAAGTACCGAAGCCAGCCCAATTACCGCAAGCTGAGATGTTACCGTCCTCACCACCTAGAGGAACTCGGACAGCAAGGAAGATGGAGAGACCAGGGGTAGGGGAAATTGAAGAAGAAGGAGTTACTACATAGTGGAAGTAATAGAGAATAAGGGTCATAGGAAATTCCCACTGCGTGATACCCCAGAGTTTGATATAGTAAAGAATAGGGTTGAGAATGGTGAGGATTATGGTGATATTGCTGACGATTTAGGGATGACCTATAAGGGATTACTGAGTGCCTTGCGATGCAATAGGTTGGGAAGAAAAGCTAAAGAATATATCGGGACACTACCCCCAACCTATGAACATCTTGAAGGGGATACATGGGAAGAACATCTAAGGGTCATCAAAGACATGGACAGGTTAGTTGCCTTTCACCAGAGAGTCCCTTCCGAATTAACCATAGAGGTTAAGACCGATGTTCCTATCGGGTTGGTTAATACATCGGATTGGCAGTTGGGGCAGTTTGGCGTAGATTATGACGCTTTTGAAAGGGACATGAACTTCATCGAAGAAAACGATAACCTAAAGTGCATTATTGGCGGGGATGGATACCAGAATATTATTCAGACCTCAAAGATTGGTAGTAGCCATAACCAGACTCCTATATCGGTACAAAAGGGATTGTATGTCTTAACATTAAAGAAGTTAATTGACAGAATACTTGCGATAAAGACAGGCAATCATAACTATTGGACTGCTATGGCTGAAGGTGAGGATTGGGATGGTGAATTAGCTAAGCGGTTAAATTTGATTTATCTCAAGCACTATGCGATGGTTCACTTAAAGGTAGGAGAGATGGTTTACCCTATTCTCACGATGCACCAATCCAGATTCAATTCAAGTTTCAACCTAACTCATACGTGTTTGCAAAACCAAAGAATGTATTTCCCTCAAGCTCGTATAGTAGTAATAGAACATCATCATCAATCAGCGATAGAGCAGTATAGATATGCAGGTAGAGAATGTATTGCAATCCGACCTGGTACTTATGCTGTATATGATGACTACGCCCAGCAGTACGGATTCTTCGGAAGTCATGTGAGTAACCCTACGGTTGTTCTATATCCACACGAAGATAGGATGGTAGGATTTAAGGATATGAGAGAAGCTAGTATTTATTTACAGGCATCAGGTAAGGATGAAGTTATCATAGAAAGCTAAGGGGGTAAAGGTGAAAATAATCTATGTGGCTGGAAAGTACCGAGGAAAGTCCGAGAATGAAGTATTTGAAAACATTATGCGTGCTAGGAGTGTTGCCGTAAAACTATGGAATGAGGGGTGGTCAGTTATCTGCCCTCACACTAATGCGATGTTTATGGGGAGCAAGTTAGGTGATAAGGCTTTTATGGATGGGGACTTGGAGATACTGGCAAGATGTGATGCCATCTATATGCTCAAGGGCTGGGAGAAGTCAGAGGGAAGTAGGCAGGAACTAGCACTCGCTGAAAGTTTAGAGTTGGAGATTCAGTATGAATGAATGGCTACCAGAGCAGCTTAAAACATCCAAGAACCTGATTGAGATTTCTCAGTTGCTAATAGAAACGGATAATAAACATTTACTGCCTACCGTGTTAGAATTATTGCATTACTACACACAGACTATTGTGGATGAAAATTGTGTAGTGAAGGAGACTGTATAATGCCGACATTCAAAGATAGGGAACTAGAGCAATTATCCCAGCAGATTTTAAGCCGAGCAGCACAGAGACAGCAACCACAAGGGACACCTGCTATTAGCAGGATAAGGCAAATATCCCTACAACGGAAGCTGCCCCGATTACTGCGTAAGAGGTTTTAATGACTACAGGATTTCCGAAGGAAGTTTGGGAAAGACAAGCTGAGGCCAGGAGAAGTATGTGGCTGGCTGGCTTGCCTAGAACTCTTACTGCCGAGGAAGCTAATACAGAGTTTGAGTTTGATGTTCCTCTTTGAGGGCTGGAGCATTAAACTATTTCCAGACGAGACTAGGGAAGAGGGATTTAGTTATAGCTACTTAGACCCTGAAGGATGGGAGTTGTTTCCTGATGATACTAGAATCTCACCTACTGGCGAGACCTTTACAATGGCAGACTTAATGGCTGTACCAGTAGAACCTGTAGCTCCAGTAGAAGCTCCTATAGCACCTGAAGCAGAAGTTATGCCAACTCCAGAGGAAGATTATGCGTTGCTTTACAATGAGTATCAACGCACTGGCGGGACACTTGATGTTGAGAACTGGTTTCAATTCGGTGCTCCTATCAGACCGATAGCACAGCTAATCACTGATGTCTTTCCCGATATGACCCCAGATGCCTTTGCCGATTACATAGAGTCGGACTGGGATGGCTTCGTTGAGGATATGAGGTCAGGTGGTTACTCGGAGGGGAAAGAGAGCCTGCTTAAATTCTTAGGGAATACATCAGAGCAGATTGATGCCTTTTATGGAACTGAGAGTCCTCTACAAGCAATTCCACCTGAAGGTATTGAGCAAACAATAAATCCTCCATCTCTTCCTGCTGGTTACGGACAGCCTGCGATAATAAGAATAATGCCCGACTGGGAATTTGTAGGGACTACACCAACTCTTAGAAGTAATGATTACCTGATTTTCTATGAGGGCAAACAGGTTGGTAAGGTTGATTCTGAAACTGGCGGGCTTGTTATGGATGACCCTGGCTTCTGGTGGAAGGCTTGGATTCCATCAATTCAGGATAGACTACAACTTTCCCAATCAGGGCAAGTTCCTACCGAAGCATTTAGTGGGACACCATTAAAGGTTCAGCAACAATTCTCTGACTGGCTATATACTCCAAAGAAAATCGGTGAAACTATAATCCCTGCTCCTGCTACTATCCTCAGTGCTGTGGGGGCAATAGGTACAATAGCGATTACTGGCTACTACGCCCTTCAAAGTGCATATCAGATTGCAGCACGGGCTAGTGTGACTAGAAACGTTCGTTCTTGGGCTAAGAGTGCTGGTGTAAAAATCCCACCTGAGACTGAAAGGGCTTTTGTGAATCAAGCTGTAGCTCAGTTGCCTAAGAAGTTTATGCTAAGGGAAGCTATCAGGACATTCTTCAATCCGACAAAGACTGGCTACGTTCTTAGTGACGCTGGTATGAGAGTGGTTGAGCAAGACTCCCTAGCATTGGTGGAAAGGATTGGCCCAACATTAGTGCCAACAGCTACTCAAACTGGTGCTATGGCTATGGGTGGAGTGCCTATCAATGCTGTAACTTGGGCTGCTATGGCTATGACTGCTAAGGTAAATCTAGTTCAATCCGTAGGATTATCAGGTCAAGTAGCATCCAAGGCATTTGAAGCTCTAACTCCTACTGAACTTACCGCATTACAGAAACCCCCTGTTACCCCAGAGGTTACAATACCTAAGATACCCGAAGCCAGAGCAATAGAACTTAAACATCACGAAGACCTTGTGTTACAATCAATTAAGGATAAACCCAATATAACATTCCCAGAACTTGAGCAAGTAACTAAACTACAACCAGTCCAAATTGATGGTGCTGTTAGGCGTTTGGGAGAAGGAATAGTTATAAAAAAAGAGGGTCAAATGACCCCTGGTGGTTTGAGACCCTCAAGTTATACTTTAACTCCTGAAGGTTTGGCAATCCCAATCGCAGAGCCAGGTATGCCTGAAGCTGGATTACAGCCTAGTATGCTACCTAGGGAAGTGCCTGCTAGGGAAGTCAGGCCACCGGGCAAGGGCGAGATAGTTCAAATCTCAATGGAAGAGCAACTTAAGCTACAGCAAGCTAGACAGGCTGCTGAGGTAGCACCGCCTGAAGATGTAGAGGCTTTTGAGGCTTATGCTGAGGCAGAGGGATTAAAGGCTAACTTGGAGTTAGACCCTATAGCAACGACTAGGTTCAAGTTTGGGAATAGGAATGTTGCATTAGATTCCTTTATTTCTATCAGAGAGCAAACCTTTCCTAGTTACTTCACTCTAAAGCAAGCTCAGGCTATTAAGCCTAATATCAATGTTACTCCTTACAGCCAGAAGGGAACGCCAATGTATAATCGTGTTCCTATAGCTGATGCTCTCGATGAGTTGGCTGATAAGTGGGGTATGACTCCTGATGATATTGCCGATAGAGTAATGGAGATTCGGTCTGAAAAGGCAAGGATTAGAGAGCTTGAGAGAATAGAGCCAATAGATATTAGTAAAACTATGGAAACTTTTATCAATGAGCAAGCCCAAACAAAGGTAGATGCTTTTAAGGCTTATGAGCAAAAGGTATCATCACCTGAAGCAGAGATGGAAGTCAACCGTAAGAATAACTTTGAGGCGGTTACGCAACCGAGACAGGAAGGGGAGATACCCAGGCAGACAGTAAGGCATCCATCTCATTATAGGGGTATGGAAGATTTTAATGTAGAAGTAAAGAGGGAACTCTTGAGTGCTATACCCGAAGTTCCACTTGATATTGCTGCTGTAGAATACCTCAAGACAGGGGACATTGCGAAGTATGTTGAGGCAATGCCTGATGTAAGCGAGCTTAAACTCGCTGCACTTACAGGTGAAGTTCATACTGCTACTGAAGAACTAACTGAATTGAAGAAATTAGCAGTTGACGAATTGGTAAATCTAAGAGCAAGAAGAGCAGATGAGACAGCAATAAGGGAAGCTGGAGAAACAGTGGAGATGTGGGATGCTCTTATTACTGATGCCGAGGCTAGACAGCAGATATTTGGTGGGCTTATTGATAAAGCAAAGGCAAAGACTCCACTAACAGTTGATGATGCAGTATCTCTTGGTATAGCTTTACGCAGAACAAAGGGTGGGAAACTTGTAGCAGCCATACGCAGAAGTGGTTTCTATGTAACTCAAGAGTTTGTGGACTCTCCATATCTTCAAGATGTTCCATACCAGCAAGGCTTTTGGGAAGATGTAGATGCTCTGTTTGAGCATATTGATGGAGGCAGGGCATCTGGAACACCTGATGCTCCTGCTGTAGCACAGAAGTATATCCAGAGACCATCACAGAGAAACTTCTTGGCATATAAGGCTTTCCTAGATAATAGCTTCCAAGAGGCTCAGAATATGTTTGAACGCTTTGGCTTAACGGGGCGTGTGAGTAAAAAGAAGTGGGCTGATGTATTCAATGTGATAGAACAAATCACAGCAAAGGAAGCCGATTTTAAGACTGCTCAACTGTTAAGGAAAACAGAGATTAAGAATATCCTAGCGGAGTATGATACCCAGACCAAGCAGAATATAGTGGAGTTTGCTCAGTGGTCAAGGGCTTACCTAGACCAGATGAGGGAGATGCAGAACCTAGCAAGGGTTAAGCGTGGGCAGAAAGAGATTGGCTACATTGATAAGTATATGGCTTGGGTTGCTGAAAGAAATATATGGAGTTCATTAGGCTTCTCACAAAGGACTCCAGCCGATATGCACGCTCAAGCACCTGCACCAGATTATATTATGCCTGATGCTCCATTCAATGCTAGGGCTATGACACGAACAGGTGGAATGAAGAACTACACACTTGAAAAGAATGTTCACAAGCTCCTTTTTGACTATATCAGAACAGCAGGTAAGGACATATTCTTCACCAACACTGTTCAGAATAATAAGATACACATAGCAGCACTCAAAGCTAAAGGGCTGAACTCAACAGCAAGACTTCTTGAGGAATATAATGCTGAAGTATGGGCTGGAGCAAAACCTAGACTGACGAAGGCTTATGAGGCGTTCCTACCAGAGAAGATAGCAAAAGCTACATACATAATAAGGCGTAACCTTACCCGCAATGTATTCCCTCTAAACTGGATATGGAATATAACGATACAACCTTCGTCAATCGCTTTTACGGCTGGCAGAACTGGTTTTATCAATCTTGCTAAAGGGCTTGACTTTATATTCTCGCCATCGGCAAGGGCTTTTACCAGAGATACTTACTCTTATATCATTAAAAGTAAAAGAGCGGGTATGATGGCATATCAGGATATAGGGACCCAAGTTGATAAGAGCCTCCAGTTTGAGGGGAGCTTGATTGATAAGGCTGAGTATTATGCCTCGTTTATTACCAACACTATTGAGTCTCTTTTAACTGGAATATCTATTCGTGCTGGTTATTATAAAGGGATGAAGTTAGGGTTCAGAGGGCAGGAACTTGTGGAGTATGCCTCAAAGATGGGAGCGAAAACTCAGTCAATGTATAACTATGAGAATGTTCCTGCTGTGCTCAGGTCAAAGGCTGTTGGTGCGGTGTTCCCATTCCAGACTTTCACCATTCAGGCGATGAACTATATCCGTGAGATGAACTTCATCAGGGTTGGCAGAGCTGGTGCTTACAATACAATCTCTGCTACCTCTGCTGATGGAAAGGCTACCATTAGCAGACGACTTATGCTTATAACGAGTTTCCTGATTAGTATTATGGTTATCAATTTTGCCATAGATAAATTGACTAATAGAAAACCGTGGATAGTTTCCTCCTTTATTCCTATGTTTGCTATCTTACAAGGTGCTGTAGACCCTGGGGATGCTTGGTATCTTCCCCTACCCGCCAAGTATATTAACGACTTCTGGACAGGTTTTCGTGATGCAGTAAAGTATGATGACTACACAAGAATAAAAAGATGGGTTCTCAATTATCACTTCCCCTTTGGTGGGACACAGATAAACAGAATGTTGGATGGAATAGAAGCTGTGTTAAAGGGTGCGATGGAAGATGTTAAGGGAAAGCCGAAGTTTGAAGTCCGACCTGATGAGTGGCTAAAGGCAATCTCTATGGGGCCTTATCAAACAGAAGGTGGGCGTGAGTATATTGATAGGCTTGATGAAAGCAAGGAAAAGAAAGCGAAATGGTGGGAGTATCTTAATATCCCCATACTGATAGGCAGGCTTGATATTAACTCAGAGGTAGAAGATAACCTTGCTAAACTCGGTGAGATTGATGAAGATGGAATGAGGTATGACTTTGGAGACCTTGCCTCAGACATCAGAGATATTAGGCAATCAGTAGGAGACAAGCGATTTAATAAATCTGTATCACCGATACTTGATGGATTCAGAAAAGCTGAAGCAAGTAGAGAACATTATGAGAATCTACCACCAGAGAAAATTATCAATATGGATGAGTATGATATTGCTAACTTCCTATTCCCTGACCCGGATGAGAAGGAAGCTGAAGTAGTCGAACTATGGGAAAAGTTTAACACGGCTAAGACAAAGGATGAGAGGGTTGAGGTTATCAAGGAATACATAGAGGCTAACAAGAAAGATTTGAAGGACAATGAACTGGTTAAAAACTTTGGTCTCCTTCAGGATTATTGGTCTCTAATAGGTAAAGATAAGGAAGCATTTGCAGTAAAGTATGATGCTCTATCTAAGGAATGGCGTTCTAGTTGGCGACTCGAAAGCCCTGAAGATGATGCCCTGCTTGCTATGTGGGGTTACGGTGGTAAGATACAAACACAGAAAGCATACGACTTTATTATTAAGTGGTGTGAAGAGTATGGTGTTGACACCGCTCACCTTTCAACTTGGCTACCTCCTGAAGGCTCTGAGAAAACTTACTTCAAGTATCAAGAGGAAGTTTACAAGCGTAGTTGGAATAGTTGGGAGGCACAGCTTATTCTGGCACAGGATGATAACCTTCGAGAGGCTCTGGGTTTTGACCCGATAGAAACTCCGATAGCAGCACTGGAACTCAAGATTAAAAATCGTGAGTTGTTTGATGAGTTCGATGCTCTGGAAACTGACGAGGAACGCAAGCAGTATAAACTTGATAATCCGTTGTGGGTTGATGACCTCAGACGCATTGAGGCATATGAGAACGGGGCTACCGAGGATATTGTGGGGAAATGGGTGGAACGAGGCAATACGATTGATGAGTTTGAACCAGGCAGTTCTGAGGCATTGCTGTGGTTGATTGATAACCCCGATACCTATGACTGGGCAATAGCCAATGAACTGCTCAAGGATAGAAAGGAAGAACTCCTACAGCGTGAGCCAGTCCTGCGTATCAATGTGGATTGGGCGACTCAAGATGCGGAGTATGACGCTATTGACTCTGAGAATAGGGAGGCGAGATTAGATTACCTTGATGCGAACCCCCAGTATGCTATTGCTAGACGCAAGCGTGATGCCTATAGTATGGAGTTCCCAAGTACAGAGATAGACAATTATTTAGCTTACTACGACTTAGGAGCCAGGGGCTTTAGACAGGAGCGGATGCTACTGGATAACCCTGGCTTTGCTCGGGCAATGCACGAACTAGCTGGCATAGATATTCCCAAGTCAAGGGATGTGCCTGCTGTCCAATATGATGACATTTATGACCAGTTCAAAGAGGACTTTGACAAGGTGACTGGTTTGAGTCAGAGTGCATCTCCTTATTACATTGAGGATGTGGATGAGAGGAACAGGACTCGTCAGGCTATGCGGTTTGATGAGCAGGGTAAGCTCACAGAGTTTGGCTTAGCAGAGATAAGAAGGAATGGTTATGGTAAGTTCGTTCCTGAAACGCATATTGATGCTTATGTAGGCTTCACTGCAATTATGACAGAGGGGAAACCTGATAACTGGAAAGAGGCAACTAATCAAGACCGGTGGTATGAAGATGACTGGTTCCTGATGGAGCGTCCCAATTTCTATGAGCAGGTATATCTCGGCTTACTGGGGTTAGAGCCTTTGGATTTCAGTAGAGTCCCTTCAAGGGAAGTGTTTGTAAAGTGGCTGGTCTATAATGAGTTTCCCTTCCAGACTCAAAAAGATACCTATAGGTTGGAGAATCCTGAGTTAGATGAATGGGGTGTGCTTGCTGGAATATGGACAACTACAATGTCAGAGCAGAGAAGGCGACTTAGAATAACTCCAACTGAAAGATTCCTTGAAGATGTAGCTAAGAGGGAGAGTGAATTTAGGGAATTGCTTGAGAGTCTAATGACAGGATTAAGTGGATTAAGGTAAGGCACTTGACATTCAAGCCTTAATTGTATATCATTAAGGTATGAAAAAATGTAAATGTCTTACATGTGGTGAAAACCGAGAAGTCAATTTTTATCCTTATAATAGGAGTAGGTGTAAGGGGTGTATTAGCAAACGAGTTACTGCATATCAAGTAGCACATCCTGAAGAAACTAAGGAAGCTCATGCACGGACAAGGGCAAAGTTAGGATATAAGGAGAAGCAGGCTAAGTTTTATAAAGAGTGGTATGCCAAGAATGGTCGGAATCGTGCCGATAATTATATGGAGGGTATTCTTGAATGGGGACAAGAGCATCCAGATAGGTTAAGAGCGTCATGGTTATTACGGTATGCAGTAAAGATAGGTAAAGTTATAAAGCCATTACTTTGTGAAGGTTGTGGTAGGAAAACAAAATTGTCAGGGCATCACGAAGATTACTCTGACCCATTAAAAGTTACTTGGATTTGCTCATCTTGCCACAAGAAAATACACTTAGGAATTATTGGACTTGACAAAAGAGATTTTAAGGAATATGCTAGTAAGTATAAGGGAGCGTAAGCTCTTAGAGTTATTGCGTGACAATAAATATGGGGTGTGTGAGGTACACACTGAGGAAGGGGAACCAGTAAGGGTGGAGAAGATTAAGGAGAGCATCAAGTTATGAAAAGGAAATAGATTCCTTTAGAGGGCTACAAGACAAGGTTCGAATCCGATGAGACGGGAGCTGAGACTAGGGACTGGTTGTTTGGGTTAGAACCCTTTACCCGCCTAAGTGACTTAATGGATGGCACAGTAGCTCCATAAATATATAGCACCTTAACAATTAGCAACAACTGAATAATCACTACTGACGAAACAATCGAGGTAGTTTGTCCTCAGGGAAGGATGAGCTACCTCTTTTTTTGTTTAATAAACTTAGGAGGAATCAATGGCTAAGAAGAAGGACGAAACTGACGTAGCCGTTAAGGACGAGGTAACAACTCCTGAAGGCGAACTCGGAACTACTCCAGAACCAATGCCCGAACAGGAAACAGGACTTAAACAACCAGAAACACCACAGGAGGAAGTCTTCACCTATACCAAAGCTGAGAGAGAGCAGTATGTCAATGCTCAAAAGGCAGCCCTTGGGCGACAGCTTAAAGACTCCCTTGATGTCAACGCTACCCTCAAGAGAACGATGGATGGTAACAAGACTAGATTAACAGACCTTGAAACCACTATCTCGACAATGAGAACAAGAGACAGAGAGAAAGAACTAAAGGCTGCCGGTGGGGATACTGAGGTTATCAGTGCTCTCAAACTCAAGCACCAGAATGAGGATGCTTATTTGAAACTATCCCGGGACCGCTCGGACTTTAATGCGGAGAGAGCTCAGCACCAGGCTGCTATAGACAAAGCGGCTAAATTTGAGGCAACGGAAGAAGCTAAGGAATTAGCCAAGGGATGTAGCTTAACTGCTGACCTGCTACTTCAGATAGGGTCTGACACGGACCAGGATGGTCACACAACTTACAGCCTTGCAAGGATGAAGGATATAGCCTCCAAGTCACCTAAAGCTGAAAGCGAAGGTGAAGGGGAGGAGGAAGAGGAAGAAGGCGGTGAGTCAAGGACTCCCGTTAAAGGCCAGAGGGCTAAAGCGAGGGGTACTGGCACGGCAGTAGCAGGACTTCGCACGTGGAATGACTATGAACTTGCTTATGTGGAAGGACGGATAAGTAGCGAGGAATACGCTAAGGCTGCCAAACGGTTTCAAATTCAACTCTAATTAAGGAGAAAGTGATATGGCTATTACAACTGGTGCCGACCTTGCTGCTGGCTCAGTAGCAATGGTGGGTGCTGCAAGATATACCTAGAGTTCTGGGTATGTAAAATCTAGCGGTATGCTGGAAAATCTGAGTATCTGGAGGTGCTGATAATGCGACAATCCGCCAGTGCAGACAATCAGCAGGCAACGGTAAGCGAAACTGAAAAGGGTTGGTTAGCTGGAATTATAGATGGGGAAGGTTGTATCCATATAGATATTAACCCAAGAGGTGGTGCACATCCCTATTTAACAGTAACCAATAGCAACGAAATAATTATTGAGAAGGTACTTGACATTTGGCATCGTCTTGGAATTGGGGCAAGGGTTCAGACCCGCCACAAAGACCGCAATCCCGTAAAGGATGTTCAAGTAATCGGGTTCAAACGACTCAAACCAGCGTTAGTTGCTATAATGCCCTACTTAGTTGGTAAGACTGATGAAGCCTTACTACTTTACAGGTTTGTTGAGAGCAGACTTTCACTGGACAGTAACCATTTACCAAATGGTGAAAGAGGTTATAGTAGTGAAGAATTAGAGATAGTCAAAGTTCTCAAGGAACAAAAGAAACGCAACCGAGTCCTCAGAGACTATGAGCTAGACCACAATGTGGAAGATATAGTCCGAACTGCATAGTGATATGCAGAGGTTAGCAGAA